GTATTCGTCGTTGTTCTTGACGATTTCGAGCTTGGTCAGAAGACCGGTTGACGTGTGGATGGGGGTGCCATTTTTGATGGCTTCCAATACACGCTTTCCTTCATCCGACTGATTTGCGCGTTCCACATCGATGACCTTGTCCAAAAGGACGCGGCCATTTTCCTGACGCACGTTTTCGTTCCAGGCGCCAATCCAGCCGATGTTCAAACCTTCGGGGTCTTTTGCCGAAACGAACTTGCCATCAACCATCGGGTGATTGAGCGGCGCCGGGCTGCGGTTGAGAGTGTGGAACGACTTCTTGATTTCAGCCGCCGGATACTGGATACGGTTCATGACGATGTTGTCCGGCAACGTCGCCGACGGAACAATAATCACATCGCGGCCATTCCGCTTTTCTTTCTTGGCGGACTTGGTGTTGAGCTTGTGGGTTATGTTAACCCGCTTCGACTTCATGTCAGACATTGGCATCAACCTTGGGTTTGATCGGCTTTGCAGCCGGGTCATCTGGATTGGCATTCGGGTCATTCGGCTTCGGCAGACTTGAGGCCTTAGCTTTGCGCAGCTTGTCGACTTCACCTTCGTCGGCGGGCTCGTATCCGACAGCGGCACGAACTTCGGCCGGAAGGAATACAATATCACCGAAGTCTTTGTTGACCTTCGCCATCTTCTCGGCGCGGTCGATCTTTTCAAGCATTGTAGCTTCGGTCAGATCGGTCCAGTCAACAAACCACTCGGGGTTTTCCTTGATGATGCCACATTCTTCAAGACGGTTCACAACAAGCAGCACATTCGGAATGACTGTGCCCTTGCGGCGGAAATTGCAGGTCTGGTTCCACTGGCTTGCATCTTCAGAAGAAGCACGCTCGCCCGTCTGGGTGCCCACGAGAACCTTCAAAGGTATATCGAATGAGGCGGAAAAAGATTGAAGAGCATTCATGAAGAAATGCTCGGGGTCGGGTAGTTCGACCTTCAAAGCTTTTGCCGTCATGCCCTGAAGCATCAGGAGCTCATCGAAGCCTTGCTGATAGCCAGCAACCTGCTCGTTCATGGTATCGTAGACCTTGGCAGGTTCGATGCCCATGGCACGAGCCATTTTGATGATGTCGGCTTCCTTGTCCATTTCAAGGATTGGAGCCTGTTTGGCGTTCTTCCAGAAACCTTCGCCGCCGGCACCAATAATCTTCTCCATCGTGAGAAGGTCATTTATACCAGCCTGCAAAGCAGGGTCCCCGTCCATTGAACCATCCATCGACCAGATCACGATACGCGACGGATGAATTGTGAGCTTGCGCTCTCCACTCTTGGCTGGAGCGTTCGCGCCTGTTTTTCCGACGTTGCCCTCGTTGAATTCGTACATGAGGGCTTCGCCGTACGTCATTGAGCTTACATCTGTGTCCCATTTTGTGACGCTAAGCTGACCTTCCCAGACTGGAATAACGTCAACGAGGGCATCAAGCCCGCCCTTTATCTTTCCAAGCGGCTCGCTCGTCTTCTTGCCATCGGCAACGCGCAGAATGACTGCACCGAACTTTCCGACCAGGCTACGACGATCGGCTTCCATGAGTTTGGACCAGAAGCGGATTTTCGCGAAGTGCTGGCGGATTGCTTTTTCGAGACGTGTTTCCTTCTTGACAGCACCTTCGGAGCCATCGCGCGGCTGCTCAAGCAACCAAGGCATATCCTGCCAGGTTTTGCGAACAGTCTTGTCGATCGCAGCTTTTGCCAAACTGTTGCGGCTATAAAAACCGTACAGCAGGTTGAAATCCACAGTCTCCGGAAATCCGAAGTCGCGGAAGTGATTGTGCTTGGCACCTTGAAAATAGCCCGGGAACGACTGCTGCAACGTGCGCTGCAGAGCATTCAGCAAAGGAAGCTTCTTCAAAGTCTGAATGGCACTCATCGTCTATTCTCCAAGAAACGCAAACGATGCTTGGAGGATACAAACATCTGAACCATGACGGGGTGACGAATGATCGGGGCGAGCGCGTAGCGAATACCATCGATATAATGGTTATTGGCGTCAACGAGCACCGGCAGGATGTCGCTCGTGTAGCGATCAACCTTGTAGGAATACGTCTTCATTTCCCGAATGGTGTTTGGGCACCGCGGGTGAATAACGATCTGCTTGAACGACCGCATGAACTGGATGCCGTCTTCAACGGAGCCGGGCCACTTATCGGCAGCTTCCGCGTGAGGCATTCCCGTGCGTGTGAAAAGCGATATTGACTCTGGGCGGGCATTATCCCACCGTGAGACATATGCACTCCATTGCGGAATGTGGAAGTCTAGGAACGTAGGAGCGTCGTCCAGCTCGAGGCCGATCGCTCCCGCTTCGTATTCCACAAATAGCGTTTCGTTGTGTATCCATACACGAACAGCCGCAAGAGGGTCTTGAGAGAAGCCAAAGTCGCCTCCTTGATAAGGTCCGTCCCAGTCGAGGCCGGGCTCAAATTCCGATATACGCCATCTTCCGTGGAAGACCTGCGCCTGTGAGTTGGTGAGGTATTGACCTTCCCAAATATGCGAGTACATATCGGGGTCGAGGCGGATTTCCTCACGTGCACGAAGTGTCTCCAGACCTGCCGGAAAGAACGGGTTGTCTGTGTAGTTCACCTCGGCGGTGATGGCATTCTTCGGCGGATGGACGCGCATGCGCAGGTCCACAGGTGAACCCTTAATGCGCGGGTTCCAAACCGACCAAAGCTCGGATTTCGGACGACGGAAAACAGTCGCTTCCAACATCAACCACGAATTATCGGGGACGTCTTCCGCTTCTTCAACAATCGTCAGATCGATTTGGGCCAAGGACCTGATCGAGTTGATCGAACGGCGCAGGCCCATAAAGATGAACTCGGTGCCGTTGTTGCCCTTAATGAAATCCGCGCCTATCGTATACGCGGACGAAAGCCACGTTTCGGACATGATGGCGGACTTCAATTCCGCGTAGAACGACTCTTTGATCGAGCCCTGATATTCACGTGTGGCAAGTATGCGCAGGGGTTCTGAGTATCCCCACACAGCAGCCATCTTGGCGAAGTTAAAGCTCTTGCCCGAACCGCGGCCTCCGTGGGCATTGCGATACTGTACTTCACCTCGTGCCGGCGAAAACACCGGGACCAGTTTATCGGGCAATATGATACTAGCGGTCGCCATCTTCAATGACCTCCGCTTCTTCAACCTGACCCTCGATCTGAAGCGGCCGCGCAGACGCAGCAACAATCTCGATACGATTGATAACTTCGATCGGGCCCCCGCCCGGACCCGAAACCTCTGATTTTGGCGCGTAACGCTGCGGCGAACGAACGCGCAACATAAACTGTAGCATTGTAGCGTTTCCGCCGTATGCCAATTCCACAGCCTTATCTTCAAGGTTGTCTGTGCCCATTGCGTAGGCAACTTCATACGCATCAGAGAAGTTCTTGTCAAACTGCTTCCACGCCATGAAAGTGGCATAGTCAGCATATGGCATCTTCTCGGGATACGTGTGGGCGATCTCTTTGATCTTCGTGCAGGCGCGCGTCGCAGTATACCCCATCTGGATATACTCGAGGAACGTCCGTTGGAGCAATACACGCTCTGATGTCGTGTATTTTCCAGGTGCACGGCTCGAGGGCTCGATACCATCCCACAGCGCCTTAAGCTGTGCTTCGGTATAGGGGTTGTTCCCTTCCGAAGATTTGTAGATGGTTAGGACTGATGCCACTTGCGCCCCTGATTTTATGATGCAGGTTCATGTATATCACAACCTATTTTGGAAGTAAACAGAGCTTTTGAAAATTATTTAGTCGAGGGCCGTGGTATACGGCTCATGGTTCAGGGGTGTCGGGTAAAGGACCTTGGGTCTGTTACAGTTGAAAGTGGTAAACGGACCTTGGGCCTATTATGGTTGATTGCTGGGAAAGGACCTGGGGCCATTTGGGAACTGATATATCAGTTAAAATCACATGGCGGAGATATGGAGCCCGTGGGACGCCCAGAACAAAGCAGCTGCAATCGGTTTGGGTTCGTTGACGCTTGGTTGACGGGTTCATGCCCAGGTCCTAGCACCCCAGGTCAGGCCCTACGGCCCTGGGCCCTGGCCTAGTAGGGTGCAGGTCAGAGCTGCTTAGTGTGCTACCCAGTCACGTGCTGCCTTCTTATCAGAGCCTAGTGTAGCAGACATCATCCTGTGTGCGCTGATCTGTGCCTTAGGTGTAGGGGCAGGGGCACGTAGGGAGAGGATGATGGCTACAGGGGAGGGGAGCTGGTGTGTGAAGAGGTAGGTGAGGAACTTAGTCATGGTCAGGTACTCCGTTGTTGTTGATCTTATTATACACCTGAAGTGTTAACAAAACGTTAGCGTCTACAAATTGTGGGATAGTTAAAGTTTTAGTCAAGTTTGCCTAATTGTGGAACAGTTAAAGTTTTAGCTAATCTTTATTCAGTTTTCAATTTTTCATTAACGTTAATTGTTGACTATGTTTTTGCGTACAGTTTTAATTAAGCTTGTCTAAATCGGAAATAGTTAAAGTTTTAGTCAATCTGGAATAGTTAAAGTTTTAGTCAATCTTGAAGCAATATCTAACTTTCCATTAACGTTAATTGTTGACTATAACTGTTCGTACAGTTTGAATAAAACTTTAAGCAAATGATAATAAAAATGGCTCCGCTTTCGCGGAGCCAAATTCGTTAAAGAAGGGTTAATTATCCCTTCAGCCGAAGGCCGAATTTTTCCATGGTCGACCGATAGTAGGCGAAGAGAACGTGCGGCTCGATAACGGTTTTCAAACCACCTTTGTCGATCGCTGACTGACACAAAATTCTGCCTTGTGCGGCAGTTTCCGCCGTTGACGCAATTTCAACGAAATGCGCCATCATGATCCGGACTTGGTTTGGAGCCTTGTCCAGTTCCGGCTTTGCCGCGATCATCGCATCCTTGTCGACGTAATACGCCTTGATGCGCCATCCCTTTTTGACCGGTGTTTCAACTGCAGTCAGTTCGGCCTTTGCCTTGACAAGTGTCTTAGTCATAATTCAGTCTCCGTTGGTTGGTCAAAACGTTTGTCGTTTTGATATTTATATAATACGTCGAAGGTGTTAGAGAAACGTTAAAATAATAGTTACAGCTTTAACTGTCTGTCAGTTTATGGAACATGGTTAATAAAGCGTTAATGCTTACAACTCTATTAAATATGCGCGCACGCACGCGCGTAGATCGGAACGCGTTAAAGAAGCGTTAGCTTTTCAGATAAATTTTCCATTAACGTTAATTGATAACGTTAACAGGAAATCAGTGCTAAGATTTCATTAACGTTAATTGTTAACGTTACTCATTAATGTTAATCATTAACGTAGATCGTTAACGTTAATTGTTAACGTAGATTGTTAACGTTAATACAGCAAACTTTATAAAGCTTACAAATTCTTTCATTGGCCGAAAATTTTTAGGCTGGACAGATGCTAGCGGGGCCGGTTTCCCGGCCCTTGCTTCAAGCAAAAAGGATGATCTGTGCCATGCCTTCGACGTTGTGGATATGCTTCCACGCATCTTCGCTGCTTTCTGCCCAGCCATCCTTCCACCAACGATAGTGGTAATCAGGCAACGGTCCATCATTGTAAGCCTTGATTTCCAAGTAGCGTTTGATGAAGGTTTTCCTTGACGAGACGAACCGCATTTCACGGCCGTCTTCAATGAGTTTGATAACCAGTATGTGCATGTCGGTCTCCTATTGCTGGGCGGAACTGCCCGGATTTCTCTATCAGGTTTCCCTGAAACTCTTAGAAGATTTCCCGGAAAACAATCCCGGGAAACGCGGAAAAAACCTCGGAAAAGCCGTCAAAAACCCCGGTGGACGACGAACATTTCCCCGGTGGAGATTTCATAAATGCGGTTGGTGAAACCCAATATACCATTCCAGGACAAATAGGTTTCCAGCCGCTCTTTGTTGCTGTGGCCGATGATCTTTTCTTTGATCCATTCCTCACGTTCGCCAGCCGGCATTTCAGCCAACCGATCTTCATACATGCCTTCATAGGCATCGATCAAATCATTTGCTATGTGGTAGCTCATCCGAATTTCCTCGCCGACATTGCCCGATATACTATGTTATCGGATTTGAAACAAACCCAGTCGCCCCGACGGAAAAACTGGTTGGGGCTGTAAGAAACCCCGTTGGCTGCCAGAAGATGGTGCAGGGCGGAATAATCCGTCCTGCTCGGCATTGTCACATCAAGGGTGACTGCGCCATCTTCGATGATCTGATTGCGAACTTGCATCAGCTGAACTCCGGAATGTAGAACAGTTCATACAGATTGCGTTCCAGCTTGGCCAGATCGGTATCCATCCACTGTTCGTTGAAAATGATTAGAAGGAACTGGCCCGCATATTCGCCGCCACATATTTCAATGGAACAGCGGTTCGCGTAGATAAAGCTGGGAAATTCTATGGAAAGCTCTTTGTTGGATGCCTCATAAACCTTGGTGTCACGAAACTGATCCAAGGTAAGAAGGTCTGTCGGACAAATCTTGATGTAGTTGTCCTTGCTGGTTCCCTCTTGCCATTCAAGCCACGATGGAAGTGTCTTGGTAAGCTGTTCAATCGTAAGAGGATTGGACCGCAAGGTTTCATCAGCCTCGCTGATATATTGTGTCATTATGAAGTTCATAACCGAGACTCCGTATTGAATTTACCTTTAGATTGTATCGCGAAATTTACAGCAAGGATATAGTGGAAATGCGTAAAAAATTATTAACGTTAACGAATGGTTGCATAGCTGGCTTCCAGTATAAGCTTTCGTTAACGTTAATTATTTACGTTAACAGCAACTGATATTGGCCCTCCTATTAACGTTAACAAGATTAGATAAACGTTTAACAGCTTCCAAATTCTCTCATTGGCCGAAAAATTGGCCGGCAGCATTTCATAGACTGCAAATTCTGTCATTGGACCTTGGCTCAGTCATCAAAGCCAAATCGACCAGCGCCGAAGCTCCTTGTTCATTCAGTGATGATTAGTTTCAATATAACTTTCAGGAGACTACAGAGGACTTTGCTGAAATAACCTTGGTGAATTGCCAACGAACCTTGGGCCGAGTATATAAACGATGACCATAGGTCTCCAGGAAAATTGAGATGATATTCCTATTATAAATTGTCCTGGTTTAATCCAGAGAATGCCCAGAATGTCCCAGAATATATCCGAAATGTCAATTATTGATTGACTTTGGTCATTGTTGATATAACCTTGATAAATAGCTACCAATTCTTGAGAAAAACGTGGAAAAAACCTTGAAAAAGCCTGATAAAAACCGAAAAATGATATGAGAATTCCGGTAAAAGTTGCCTAAACTTGACAGGTAGGTTTGAAATGTGGGGAACTATCCATCCTCGGCCATGTTTTGGTCATAGTTTTTGCGGGTTGCAAGTTTGCAAGTTTTGGGAAAACACAGTGTCACAAGTTAATAATATCAATATCTTAATGAGTCGAATGGAGTGTTTTTCTATAACCTGTCGGCTTGTTCATATCACAATCTTATTCTTAAATATATAATACACAGACATCACATATAACACATATTGCATTATGACGTTCATGTCCAATGTCTATATATTATACTGATCTGTGGTTGTTCTACTAAGTCATATATAGATTAGTCTTTATTAAAAACCAATTTATACTTTTATAAAACTCATGTGTGTCTGTGTAATTCTCAACAGTTTATATATATTGTTGTTATTTATCAAATACTTAGGCACAATAGAATATGCAATCAAAATGCAGTTTCCTGAGTGTGATGACACAACCCCGGGCACATTTTTCATAAGATTGGCCCAAGGTCCGTTCTCCAAGCACCATCTTCCACTGACTGAAACATAAGAACCTAAACCCACAATAAGTCAATATCCAACAACGCAAATAAAACCACAAGTGTGTCACCACTATTTGTACATCATGCCTCATAACCATGATTTACTTTAGTTATTCTATGTTTTATAATACATTCTCAATTTGGTAATGTCCCCATGCACAGCTCCACTGCTCTTATAATCCTGCAGCACCTCGCCCAACAAAAGGTCCTTGACGCACGAGGAACATCATTCACAGTTGCAGCGCATCCCATGCACTCCCATCCCGATGACATCCGGGAGGCATTTATTGCGTTAGCGGATGTGGTTGGAGGAAGAGGGGCGTTATCGTTCGGGGTTGGGAGCGAGCTTACCGTGCGCATGCCTGAAAAGATATTCGAAAAAATCTTCAAGGTGGTGTTCACAATT